TAATGTTATCCACGGGACGAAGGGACAAGGGACACCCCACGGCTATATAAAGCCGGTCCCCGACCGAAAGTCCCTCACCCCTCACGATGCCCTACCCCAACGACAGTCCCAACCAAAATGCCCTATCGAACAACCCGGCGTGGCCGGCGTTCCTTTACCCGCAAGGTCACCCCGAAAAGGTTTGGTGGCACAAGCCGTCGAACCTTCCCCTCTCGCCGCCGCTTCAGCGGCAAGAGGCGTTTTACATCCAAAAGGATGACGAGGAAAAAGGTGCTGGACTATACCAGCAAAAAGAAGCAGGACATAATGCTTCAAATAACCAACATTGATGCTGGAGGTGTTACCCCCGGTCCCCTCCGCAATGGCCCCTCGTATCTCCAGGCGAACAAAACCTATCTCATCCCCTTTGCCGCCACCGCGCGTCCAGCGTTTGGCGCAAACCTTGCCCCCGGCAACCCCGCTGACCGAGCTATCCGCACATCGTCCGAGTGCTATATGCGCGGTATAAAGGAGCGAATCACAATTCGAACCGACTCTGGAGCACCTTGGCAGTGGCGCCGCATTTGCATTAAAATGCGTGGTTCCAAGTTTTACGACCAGGAAAGCGGAACCGATCGCATGCTGTCATACCTCGACAACGCAGACATCCCGCAGGGTATGGCTCGTGTTGCCACTACTTGGACACAAAGTGACTCCGCCTGGGCCGTCCTGTGCGAAGAACTATTCGCAGGGACCAGAGGTTACGATTGGTCCGATGAGATGCTTGCCCCACTCGACAAAAACCGCGTCTCTGTCGCGTACGACTACACCACTACCATCAGGTCAGGCAACGACTCCGGCGTTTACCGAACCGTAAACAGGTGGCACCCAATGAACAAGACCCTGTACTACGACGATCAAGATAAGGGTGATCGCCTTGATTCACGACGGTGGAGCATGGAAGGTAACAGGGGTATGGGTGATTACTACATCTTTGATTTCATCAAAGGTAACGGTTCACCTGATGACCAACTCGCGATTGAATACAATTCTACTCTGTATTGGCATGAAAAGTGACCAGCTTACCTGTCACTTCAACAAAATGACAAGCCGTTTCCATCCATTCCCAATCAATATCATCCCGCTCGTGACTCAGAATGCGGGGGTCTCGGTTGCATAGCCAAATGATTGGTCTGCCCCACTCAACAAGCTTCGCGTCATGGTGGAGTCTCCTGACGCTAATGTGCCATTGAGCGCCAAACCAATCCTTGTACTTAGGCAGACATTTGAGGCCGCCCGCCCAATCATCGAATATGGCGTATTCCGCGGTGTCGATGCCTGCAAAGGCCAGTTCACCGCTCCAACTCGAACCAAAGTAGATGTGGCGAGCCAGGCTTCTCGCCCACAGTGTTTTCCCACAACCATATGGTCCAAAAAGGACTAACGATTTGCGTCTGCTTACGTAATCAGCATAAATTCAACCCCCTAGTATTGTTATGTAACAGCGCCCTCGAGGTGGGGGGGAGGGGTCCCCAGCGAGCTGAGCGAGCGGCGACGACAGGAGCCGGGGGATCCCCCCCACCGACGGGCAAGACTCACCTCTCTCGTGACTTGCCAGTTCCAATAAGAGACTGTGACAACCACTCGTCGATTCCCGGAGCCGCTGACGTGTCATAAGTAGCTCCATCGGGCTGATCGTATTCGGGAATTCCGGGATTGAACTTCCAGTTTGAGTAGGCCCGGAAATTGGTGAACCCCCGGATAAAATCTCTCGGAGCCAGCTGGTCGCAAAAGTGCAGAAACTCCTCAGAAGATCCTGTATGTGTCGCCGCAGCCCAGAAATTATCAGGGTCCCAATCGCAGTCTCCGCCCGGTCGTCCGAGCCCACCCGCAACAACATCGCCATCCTTGATTGCGTAGTCATAAGCTTGCGCTGGAGTGCGGCCAATAGGCTTGATGTTTGGGTGCTTGCCTCCCACATCGAATACACGAACCTTTCGCGTCGAAAAGAGCCGTCCGAAATCAGTGAATACATGGAAATGAATTCCCCCATCAGCGTGTACTTCTCGTCCAATGATGCACTCCGCTCCCATGTCTCCAAGCAGGTCCACAACTGCCCAATAGTCGAAGTCAGGTCCTGCCTGGGAGTAGGTGAAGAGGACATAGCGGCGGTTCTTGAGGTGAAAAGAGCTTGGCATGTCCCAAAGAGGAAAGTCCCGTGGAAAG